CACAAGATACGCAGGATCTTCTAATCGACAATATTTATTTATATCAAATGTGACTGGTTTTAATATGTCTGTATTGAAATTAAGATCTAAAACAGAAATATTGGGTAATATTTCGGTTGTTTTTACACATAATGAGTATGTTGATGTTTTAATTTTTTTATATCGTGCTACTTGTATCAAAATGTTTTCATACTCAGGATATTTAAATTTATAAATTAATAAGTTAAATTCATCATGATTGTTAGTATAAAAAAGATTATTATCTTCTACTTCAAAAATTCCAGGAGCGATTTTAGTTTTAATTTTAGGTTGTAAACCTTGTATACGAACTTTTGAATATTCTTTTAAATGTTTCTCCGGTATAGGAAAATAATTCAATTCATAGTAATATTTGAACATTTTTTATTTTGATATATTCAAAAAAAAGATTATATATTTTGGTATCGATATTATAAATATCTTAATAATGAAGTTTATTATAATATTCTTTAATTAAATTCTAGCGAATCATAAGTTGAGTATATTTTATAAAAAATAATTACATATTTAAATAAGATCTTTAAAATAAGATCTTTAAAATAAGATCTTTAAAATAAGATTTTAGAAAATTCACCAATTAGTACGATCTTTTAAAACTTGTGCATAACTTGGAAGAAAACTTTCAAACTAACCGAGTGATGCGTCCATTTACATCCAAAAATTTAGCAAGAAACATAAGGTCAGAGAAACTAATTCTGCATAAACCATCTAATGATGTTTGAAATTGAAATTGGTCATCATCTTCAAATACATGGTTTCGCAAAAGTTCTAATACATCTGCTAATGACGCACTTGTTAGTAATGAATATAAAGATTGTACTACAGAATCATAAATAACTTTTTTAACAACAACTGCATTAAATTTTAGAATATAATTAACTAGTAAATTAGCTGATAAAGACCCAAAACTTCTTTGCTTTCTCCAGAAAGAATACTATCAAAATTTGTTACATTAAAAGGATCATTCATTTTTATTTAGTTTATTGAATAATGAACAATTTAAATTAATGAATACTATATTAAAAAAATATGTTATTTCCAATAAATTATTTCTTGATTCGAAATATTAAAAGAAATATTCTGCATAAATCCAAACATGATCACTTGGATAATTAGCATTTGGTAAGAAATTATTATTATTGTCAGACGAATAATTTAATTTTAGAACAGGTAGAATCGCATTTAATTTAAATTCATAACTTGCATAGATATGATCAATAATTTGATACTTAATTGTGTCTGTTCGTTTTTTATATGTTGTATAATGGTCAGGTTGATTTTTATAAGCAGAAGTTGCAATTGAATCCATATATTGAATTGCTGGTTTACCAGGTTCTTCATTGAAATCACCAGCTACAATGAATGGAAGATTATAACTATATAATTCTTTATTTAGTTCCATTATTTGAGCCATTCTAATAGTTTGAAATTTCCATTCATATAAATTAAAATCATTACTGGATAAAAGTTTTTTCTCTTCAAATTCTGACGATTTTAAATGAATTCCTGCAACTATAAAATGTTTATTATCAATTGCTAATTGGGCAATACATGCAACTTGTGAGCCATTTGTAAAATTTAATTTATAAGATTTAATAATTTTAATAGTTTTTCGAACAAAAATAGCTACACCATCTAAATGTTCTCCTTGTTTTTGAGCAAACAAACCATCATAATTATTTTTAAGATGGTTACTAATTTCCTCAAATTTGTCGCATTCTTGAAGAACAATAATATCAGGGAATCTTTCTTGTATTATTGATAATATCATTGGTTTTCTATGTTCCCAAGTAAGATATTTTGATTCAACTAATGGAAAATTATTTGCTAATGAATTTGCTAATGAATTTGCTAATGAATTTGCTAATGAATTTGCTAATGAATTTGCTAATGAATTTGCTAACATATTAAATGATAATATGGATAATTTATTTGCAAAGTATTTTAATTCCCGTTCGTTCATTTTTACAAGTTCAAATGAATTAATTTTAATGTATTATACTAATAATGATTACCAAAAAAAATCAAATTTAAGAGTTTAGACTAATTGATTACTTAATATTATTCTTCATCAGTTTCATCGTTGTCAGCTTTATTTTTAGCTAATGAAAATGTTGGAATAGTTTCAGATGTTGATGAATGTGGTATATTTGGTATCATAACAGGAGATTTTTTATATGATGGTGAGTATGTTGAAATTAAATCACGGACATCAGGTTTTAATTTCGGAACTAATTTTTTATTATAATGTTCAAGTGAATCGATAATTTTATGGTATTGTACTGCAATATATTGTTCACAAATAAATCGTAACTGAGCATTTATTTTTTGATCATCAACATAAGTATCTCGCAAATTATTAATACCAACAATTGAGTTAGCTAATTCAGTAGCAATCGCATTCAAATCTTCAGCTTTATCTTTAATATCTTCACAGTTAATAGCAATACAGTTTATCATATCATTTGATGTTTGTAAAACATGATCAAAGAAATGATTTAATCGTTCAATAGTTTTTTCCCTACCATCTCCATTTTTCCATCGTTTAAACCATTCAATCCATCCATTTTGATAAATTTCAATATCATTTGCCGTCAAATTAAGCTTCCCATTTTTAGGTATTCTGCTTAATGTTTCTAACTTAATAATTAAATCTCTTTTAGTATGATTCATTATTACAAATTTATATTTAAATAACCCTATATAATTATCGATATTCAAAATTTCAAAGTTTGAAAAATTATTAATAGAATATCTAGAATAAGATATCTGTTTGTAAATATTGCAATATAACAATAAAATTAGTACAAAAGCCTAATACATGAATATAATGAATTGTAAATATTGCAATCAAACAATTCAAACAGAACCTATTCAGGTTTATAACCAAAATAATAAATCAATTATTACTATTCCAACATGTATTTCAAAAAAATGTATTGCTCAATTTTCTTTTGATTCATGTAAAGATTTGATGGAAATATCAAGTAAAGAAATTAGAAAATTTTTATTAGAATTAGCTAAATCTGCTTCAACTGCTCCTGATAGATATGATCCACTTCCCATTGGTTATTTACCTGAACATTTAAATGAAGGTGCGTCAAATCAATTTATGAATTATTTACAACTATCTCTTGGTAATGTGAATTTGGTTGAGGATGATTTCTTTGTTGATGAAAAAACCGGTTTCAAAAGTTATACTTTTGATTATTCTAACGATCCTTGGGATAATTTCACATATTTATTTCATGGTTCTCCTTTTCATAATTGGCACAGCATCATAAGAAATGGACTTAAAAATTATAGTGGTACTAATAAAATGACTACAGGAGCTGTTTGGGGTCCGGGTATTTATTTCTCTGATGATTTAAGTGTTAGCTTTGAATATGCAGGAGGTAGATCTGGACATGGTAAATATGCAATTGGTGTATTTGAAGTTAAAAAACCAACTGAAACGCAAATTGCTGGTATGCAACAATATATTCCAAAAAGTTCGATTAAATTATCTGAAAATGCAATACAATTTGATGATTCTATTCGTCAATATTATAGGAGATCCCATAGTATTTTTGTTGTTCCTTATGAAGAAAATGTTCGTATCAAATATCTCGTAATTATTCCTAATATGGAAAATCTTCAAAGTTTTAGTAGTATGCTTATTAAGAGTTTTATTGATCGATTACGTAGTAAACAATCAGCTCAACCTCGTATGAATGCATTATCATTAAAACGTATTATGCGTGAACGCAAATCTATTAATGAATTAATTCCAGAAATCGAAATTAAAGAATTTGCCGAAAATTGTATTACTCATTGGAATTGTGTATATCACGATGGATTAATTGAAAAGGAAAATAATCATAAACGTTTCGAATTTGATGTAAGATTTCCATTTAATTATCCAATAGTTCCACCTGATATTATTGTTAAAGGTTTTGAAAATCATCCAAATATTTATGAAAATCATGTTTGTATGGATGTCCTTTATAATTGGAAATTAAATAATAAATTAGAATACGTTTTACTGACTTTTGTTCATGAAATTTTATTAAAAGGAACAAAAACAATTACTAAAATTAATGAACAAAAATCTAACGGACAAAGCAAAAACTTACCAAATGGAAATGATAGTATGTTAAAGGAATTTTTTGATAAAAAAATGACCGAAATGAGTAAACAAATTGAATCAGTAATTATCAGTAATCCTCTACCAGATAACATGAATACTTCTACATCTTTATTATCTGCTTCATGGTGTTCAATTAAAAATTCACTTGAATTAATTAGATATTTTGAAAACAATAAAGCGTAAATTAAAAATTTGTGCTTAAATTTGATTTTTTTGTATTACATATATACAACATTAAAAATGTCTGATAAAGATGAGAGTAAATATAAATGTCCTGCATGTGACCAATGTTTTGACTATCATGAATTATTGATTTCTCATATTCAATTACATTGTAATAAAGATTTATTACTTTGTCATATTTGTAATATGATTCTTGTAGATAATACATCATTAAATAGACATATGTCAACACACCAAAAGGAACTATTATTTAATTGTCAATTTTGCGAGAAAAAATTCTCTTCATATAAGAGTAGATGGTATCATTTAAAAAAAGACCATAAACAAGATCATCATTCTCGATCACATCTTAAATTAAAATCAAAGTATAATATATTAGAAAGTACTAATATTGCAAAAATATTATTAAAAGTAGTCAATAATAATTGACAAATTTGATTATTTTTTTATTAAGATATTTATAATATTATTTTCCAAAATATTGCTAAAAATGAGTTTAGTAGATAAAAGATATGATAGCGATGCTACTGATACTGATGATGATATTAGAAATAATGATAGTAATGTTAATATAAATAAATGCAATTGGTGTGATTTTAAATATTTAGAAAATAAAGAATATATTAAACATTTACAACAAATTCATCGGGATGATGAAAGATCTATGTGCTTAATATGTAATGAAAAATATTATATATATTATTTGAATGATCATATGTTAATTCACTCAAATATTGAGCCATATGAGTGTGAAAAATGCAAAAAGAAATTTAAAACAAAGCTATTTTATAATGCACATCTAAAATCGAGTAGTTGTTTTAATGAAATTAAATGTTCAATATGTGGAAAAGAATATAAAATATTAAGATCACTAAAAAATCATTTAAAAAAACATACACCGCAATATAATCTTAAATGTCAATATTGTGAATTAAAATTCAAAACATATATGAATAGATATTATCATTACATGATTGTCCACAAATCCCAGCATATATATAAGCATCGTAGTTTGATTCGAACTAAAAGAACAAATTTGAATAAAGTTTAATTAAATTTGAATAAAGTTTGAATAAAGTTTAATTAAATTTGAATAAAATTTAATTAAATACTCATTAACGCCAAACAATAATGTCTACAAATGCACTTTTTTATAATTTAGAATCAGGATGTTATGCGATGCTAATTCCAAATTTTATTAAAGACCCAAATGGATTATATTTGGATATCATGGAATCAATTGATTTTGAATCGAAATATTTTAAAATTTATGGAAAAACTATTCCATTACCTAGATTAACTTCATATCATTCATCAAATGGACGATCATACAAATATTCAGGAATAAACAACCAACCTAAAGATATGTTGGTTTGGATGAATAAATTATGTGAAGATTTTAAAGAAATTTCTAAAGTATTGGTTTGTCCATCAGAAACCAAGATAGAAAATAATCTTCCAAATAGTTGTTTAGTTAATTATTATAGAAATGGTGATGATTATATTGGATGGCATTCAGACGATGAACAAAAATCATATATTTCAAATCCAATTTATAGTGTTTCTCTAGGTGATGAAAGAATATTTCAATTAAAAAATAAAACAACTGGTGTTATTACTGATATAAAACTAAATAATGGATCATTATTAGTTATGTACGGAGATCAACTACAGGTTAAATATCAGCATAGAGTTCCTAAGACAAAAAGTGAAGAGGGAAGATTAAATTTAACTTTTAGATTTCATGATTAATTTGTGGGAATAATTGATAATCTTATAATATAAAAATCTTATAATATAAAAATATTATAATGTAAAAATATTATATTGTAATAATTGCTTTTCCACCATTAAATTGAGATATGTCCATAGATTTTAATCTTACAAGTTTTCCATTTAAATAAAGTTCAATATTTGAACCATTAATACGATCTGGACAACAATCACCTCGATTATAAATAACAACTTTTGCTATTTTTTTTGGTGAATCGAGTTCTGCAGACATCCAAGGATTAGCGTCGCTACCTGATGGATGCCATACATGTGGATAATTAGTAAAATAGATATTTGTATCAAAAGCATTATCAGGTGTTGTATATGGCATTAATTTAGAACTTGATTGAATATTTTTATAATTACCGTATTGAAGTTGGTTACCTGCATCATCGTAAAGTAATACTTGTGCTATTGTTAAAAGTGGTTTTCCCTTAATCATAATTTTATCAGTCATTACAGGTCCATCAGCAAATATTGATGCTACTGATTCTGAAATAGTTAAAGTTGGTGGTTTAAATGACACCCAACCTTCTACTTTTTTAATTAAGGTTTGATAGCCGATTACGGCTAAAATCAAAATTATTATAATAATGTAAATCATTTTTGCATATAAAATATGTTTATATTTATATAAATATAGTTTAGTATATATTAGAAAAGATAGTTTACTATCATATTTATAAATAAATTGTCAGTAATAACATCCAAACGAAGATGACATCACCATATGCGACTGTAATTAAAGGTGGTCCTCCATATCTTGGAAGATGGTCTTATAATTTTAAATGTCCAACAGGTAGTTATGTTACAAAATTTAATGGTCTATCAGGTGGTCAAGTTGATAGAATAGGTATTGAATGTTCAGATGGAGAAACAATTTTTGCAGATGGTGGAATGGGAGGTAACGCATTTCAGATAGATAGTCAGAATAAAGGTTTTCAATCTGTAATGGGAACTGGATTTAATGGAGGTAATGAATATCAAAGTTTTAATGGTTTTGGAAGAACCTCTGATAATAGTCCTTATCCTGCTGATGTTTATCAATATCGATGTCCACTTGATCAATATATTACTGGTATCGATGGAACAATTGAAAGCAGTTTAGTGAAAACTTTAAATGTAACTTGTGATAATAAATCTGATTATTGTGTTAAAAATTTAGATTCTCCTTACTGTAAATGGCTTATGCCACAATTAAAATTCAGCAGTTCTGCAAAAGATAAAGCAACATATCATAATATATTAAATCAAGCATGTGCTATTAATATGAGTGATACTTGTCGAAGTAATCAAACTGATCTTGAAACGTCAATGGTTGCAAATTGGTGTAAAACTCATATGGATGATGATTTTTGTTCATGTTATGCTACACCACCTGATTTTATTAGAAAAAAAGCTCCTGAAGTTTCGGGGCTTCCACAATGTTGGAATCAAACATGTTCATTAAAAGGTTTTAAACCAATTACAACTCAATCTTGTCCATCTATTACAATCTGTCGTCAAGAAATTACAACAGAGGGTGATAATAATTTATCAAGTAATGTTGAAGTTAAACAAGATTGTAACCCTACCGTAGTTATTGGAACAACTGGCGGTGTTCCATCAAAAAATCCAGATATGACAACTGTTACCAATAGTACTCAAAAACCAATTGATGAAGAACCCTCATCGGTATCATGGTGGTCAAATAAATATGTTTTATATTTTATAATATTTTTAATTCTAATATTTGTTATAATAATGTTTTGGGATGATGATGAACCAGTTAATCTTACAAAGTTAAAGTAGAATATTAAATATCATTTTATTATAATATTTTTACATTATAATATTTTTACATTATAAGATTTTAATTATTCATTATATACTTTTAATTTATCAATTATAAATCAATGAATATGAGTTCATCTGTAGTTATTGTACCACCTGTTATGTATGTTCCAGCATATGGTGGTACATTTTCAAATGGTATAATTAAAGGTTATGGATCAATTCGTGATAATATTAACAAAAAAATACAAACTGGTTATTTTAATAATGGAGTTTTAACAGATGCTCCAATTATATCAACTTATATTGAATGGACAACAGCACCTGAACAAGTATTAATGGTTTTAGGAAATTTTTCAGATGGTAAAGCAAATGGTATTATGTATAAATATCAATCGACAGGATCAATTTATTGTACAATTGGAGACAATAAATCAAATAAAATTGCAAGATCTCGTTATACGTTGGCAAACAAAGACAAACAAGAATGCAAAAATGGTGATGTTATTAGTTCTACATCAATGGGAACTGTAACAATTGCAATGGATTGGGTAAATAATAATTTATTAAATGTTTTTGATTTAGGAAATGTTAGTTTAGATGTTGGTTATGAAGTAGATAATGCAGTACGTGCTGATTCAATTAAATTAGTATCAAGTAATAAAAGTTCATTTACTAATTCGATTTATAACTGATTGACTAATTAGCTAAATGATCATAATATTGCAATTGATGCAATTCACCATAGATCCAGTTATTTTGGTTGTTTTGACAAATTCGATAAATATATAGTTCATCTAAATGTTCTAATAAAATTTGTCCAAAGAATGCGACAAAATCTTTAATATTTTCTAAATTAATTGATGGATCAGTTACTGTAATATGATCTGCAAATTTGATATTCATTTAAATAAATATTTATCTATCAATAATAGGAATTTATCAATAAGAATTAGTTTATAGTAGTGAATGAATTAAAATCAATTTTATAAAATAAAGCAAAATAGGATGAGTTTTGAAATTTTGGAATATCCAATTAAGACATGGATTTTAGAATTAATCGATGATGAAAAAATTAAATCAGATATTTTTGATTTGCTTGGAGAACCTGATGTAATGTTAAAATATCCTAGTATGATTCTTTATGATATTGATAATCTTGCTGATCACAAAAAACATGACTTAGTAGTAAGAATTGATAAAATTCAACGCTCAGATGATTATTTATTAGATTTGAAAAATTTCTCTAGCTGTAGAAAAGTATGTGATCAATTAATTGGTATTTTAAATGATAGTAATATTGTTCTACAAATGATTGTTAAAACTATTGATAAGAAATGGATTGAAATGTTTGAATTTGATAAATTATATATTACTTTAATGAATGGAATGAAATTAAAATTATCATATGATGGTTCTGATAAAATAATTGAGAAAAAAATATCATCCCTCTATATGTTGGGATTTAAATCTGAAATTGAATACGCTGGTGGTAATAACGATGATAATGAGAATAATGAAAGTGATAACGAAGTTAATGATGAAGAAATGATTAAACAAATTTTAAGTGAAATTGTTGCTGAAAGAAAATTACAATGATTGTAGCATATCATATAAATTCTGATATTCGGGTGGATTACTATCCCAAATAAATTGAATAAATTCTGGATCTGAAATTGACGATAAATACATCTGTTGCCCAAGACCTACTACGTGATATGTAAAATTTTTAATTTGCGTTGCTGATGCTTTACTCAGCCAACCATATTTTTTTAAATTATCTTCAATATGTGATGCATATGTATCTATATGTTGTTTTAAATAAGCAATTTCTTGGGTTTTAAGATTTCGTTGAATATGATGAAGTTTAGCTTCTCCATCGGATTTATTACGCCAACCTAATAAACCAATAATTTTCCAAAATTGTTCTTCATTACACGAAGAATTTTTTTGATCAGATACAACTGATTGATCATTATTGTTTGATGATGGTTGTAGTACTGATTGAGTTACTTTATTTATTTTTAAACCAAAGATTTGTGAATGACGTTTATTAATATCATCATCATTATCATCATCATTATCATCATTATCATTAATTTTGCAATCATTTAACTTATTTTCAATATCATTTTGATTATAATTTGATTGAGATAATTGTGTTTCAATCAGTTCATCTTTTTTATCTTCTCTTTTAATATAAGCGAAGTATGATTTTGGAATTAAACGTTCAAATGTTGTCATTTTCAATTTAAATTGTTGGTTGTTATGTTGATATAGTTTTCTATTTTCAAATTTGAATAATTTGGTTTATATTAAACCTTTAATTCTAAAATGTCAATATTTGCAATTTTACAACAAATGGAATTCTGCAAATCCCAGGTGCAGAAATATAGTGATATGTATGAGAAACTTTTAAGTGATTATAGATGTTTATCTTCAATGGAACAATATTCTGGATTAGTTATAAATGATATTCCAAAACAAATTTCAGTTTCAGAACCTCAAAAAACTAAATCAACAACTAAAAGATTATCAAATCTTATGTCTAGAATTCAAGAAAATGATAATGATGATGATTCATCAGATGATGATAATGATAATGATAATGATTCATCAGATGATGAAAATGATCTTGTTAAACAAACACTTGATTTAATCAATAATGATGATGATGATGTTAAATTAGAAATTCAACCTAGGTCTTCTAAAACTGTAGAAATTGCACGTGAAAAATCTTTAGATCTTAAACATGATGCTTTGATCGAAGAATTGGAAAATCTAGATAAAACTGATCAAACTAATAAAAACATTCCAGAACTTGGTCCTGATAAACTTAGAAATGATATCAAAGCTGGAATGAAAACTGAAGGTAAAGAATTTGAACGTATAGAAAAGAAAAAATATAATGCACGCGCTGGTATTGAAGCTCATGAAGCAAGACAAGCTAAAATTTGGGCTCGTGAGAAAGAATTAATTGCTCAAGGTTTATCACATGAAGAAGCTAGAAAAAGAACTCGTGAAGAATTATATCCTGAAGCAATTCCATCTAATGAAAGGCTTGGAGATCCAAAAATCAATGTTTTTGTAGAAGATGGATATGGCAGATTAAGACAAAAACAAATGAATTTACTTGCTTGGAATGAAAATGATTTTGAAGATGATAACCCTGAATTAACTAAACATATTGAAGAAACACAAGGAAAACATCATACAGATTTCCAAGAGACTGTGTCAGATAGATCACAAAATATGCCTAATATGGATTTACCTGTAATTGATGAAGAAAAACCTAGTAATAATGAGACTAATGATCAATCACTTGATGATAAAATCAAACAACTTTTACAAGACGATCAAGATGATGATGTTGTTTCAGAAGAAGTTTTGAATAAAACTGATTGAAATTATTCATAAATTATGTTTGTTTGAATAAAACTGATTGAAATTATTCATAAATTATGTTTGTTTGAATAAAACTGATTGAAATTATTCATAAATTATGTTTGTTTGAATAAAACTGATTAGTTTGAATTTTATATATAAGTTGATAGATCAAAATTGAATTATTTTTTATTAGTATTCCTATTAAATATATACATTGTTAGTTTATAAAGACCAAAATGTCTAATGAACGATTTTTCGTTAAACGTTTAACTACTACTGCAACATTACCTAAACGTGGTAGTGCTCAAGCTGCAGGATATGATTTATGTGCAGATTTACCTGAAATTAAAACTGTTATAATTCCAGCATGTTATTATTCACGTGACAAAGTTTATGAAAATCCATTTGATTTGTCCAAAGAAGCATTAATTGTTGAACGAGTTTCAACAGGTTCTTATCTTGTTTCAACAGGTCTGGCAGTAAAAATTCCAGAAGGATATTATGGACGTGTTGCTAGTCGTAGTGGATTAGCAGTTAAATCTTGTCTTGAAGTAGGTGCCGGTGTAATTGATTCTGATTATCGTGGAGAAGTTAAAGTGTTAGTTAGAAATTTGGGTGGAAAACCTTTTCAACTTAATCACGGTGATAGAATTGCACAACTAATTATTGAAAAAATCACAACACCAGATATTGAAGAAGTAGATGATCTTGATGTTACCGAACGAGGTACAGCAGGATTTGGTTCAACTGGTGTAAATTCTGATATTAAAACTTTAGATGTAGCTATTAAACAAATGTGTTTAGAACCTAAACTTTCTAATAATCTAGCCGTTTTATCATTTGCATGTACGAAATGTAAAGAATTACTTCCTCAATTTCCACATGATGGATTGATGCACAAAATTACTTGCACAAATTGCCATGAAGTCAATTATTTATCATTCAATCCATCTTTTAACAATCCTATTAAGTTCGTTAGAGTACCTGATAGTGTGATGGATTACCCTAAATAAAATTAATGATTTCAATGAATTTCAGACAAAAATTATTATTTTTTTATCTTTTTAAATTTCATAGATTTAGAAATCTACGAAATTTAAAAAGATTTAAATATTAAAAATGAATTTATTTATGCATTTTATTCGATATTTATCTATCTGGAATATTATTTTAATTTATCTAAAGTTAATAATTAAATCCTAATCCAAGATGTTAAAGTTCTCTTTACCGAAAGCACTTTCTAAGTCTGCGCCAGATACACCACTCGAAAAGAATGCAGTTTATCAATATTTAACCGAACTAGACCAGAAACTTCGTACTGCTAAAGATAGTATGGAACCATATTTTAAGCGATACGAACGATCTGGGGGTAAAAATATTTTTAAAACTGCAACTTCTAATTTTGAATCATTTAAATTTACACGCAACCAAATTGCTCAAAATCGTAATACTCCAAGTGTTAGTAATGCATGGATTAAAGCTTATGAACTTATTAGTGAATTTGAATTAATTCCTGAATTACATACATTGCACGAAGAAAAACGAACATCCTGGAACCATTTT